CTGAGAGGCTGCCGAGGCTGCCGATGTTACGGGTGTTGCAGAGGCTGCAGAGGCTGCCGAGGTTGCCGAGGTTGCCGAGGTTGCCGAGGTTACGGGTGTTGCAGAGGCTGCAGAGGCTGCCGAGGTTGCCGAGGTTGCCGAGGCTGCCGAGGTTGCCGACACTGCCGACACTGCCGAGGTTACGGGTTTTATCGAGGTTATATTATATAACATATCTCGCTGTTCTATGGATAATTGTGTTCCTGGTGTGGAAACAGTATCATCTTTCAAGCAACACACCAAACTGATATAACATCCACATAAACAACACATGCAACCGGTACTAATCTCTAGCGGAAGCATTACTTGCCACCAAGGCCAACCCCCAATCGGGTCTACGTTGCACAATTTCAAAATAAGAAACACGATTTGCACTACGCCTAGCACGCTTACGCCTGATGTTGATCCGGATGACTTTGATTCTCCCATGATTTTGATCTAGAGTATTCTTTTGATTTTTTAAATCAATTTGTGTAGACTATATATAAGATACTACCATGAAGTACATTACAAAACTCTATATTTTATGTATTGTGATACGTTTTATCTTTATTTACGGTGCATACGCCGCTATCCAACATAACACCTATTATACTGTTTTTACATGGTTTTACTATATTTTAGGCATCGGGTCATTTTACCATTGGATTACCAATGCGCGAGAAAAAGGAGGGTTTAGTCAAACCATATGGTGGCAATATCTAAGACCTGTACATGGAGCGTTATACATCATTGCTGCTTATTTTATTTATCAAAAAAATCTTTTGTTTATACCTACCTTATTACTAGACACCTTGCTAAGCATTGAAGGACACATCCGATATCATTACAGATAATCTATCTATCTATATATATATATATATAGATGGGCAAAACTAAGAAATCAAACACGAAAACTAAGGAAAGTAGATGGACGGGTTCAGTCTTTATTTTAGGCGATAAACAGGAAAGACCAACTAAACATACTTTTATTATAAAAACGTCTGGTACTAAGAAAACCCTTACCGTGTTAAATCAGTATAATGAAGTATGGAATAAAAAAGAAGGATGGGGTAAAGAATTAGCAGAACAATATCCTGAATTCATTGAAGATAAACCGTTTAAGGGGTTTAAAGCATTTACTCCAAACAGCGTTTTAAATAATGTAATGAATCTTGAAAAAATTTCAATATTTATAACCATGCGTGGTAGTCACCAAGGTGGTCCGCGTCATAGTTATAAGGAGCAATTGGTTTGTAGTATGATGACGTCTAAGGGTGTAGCGAGTTTAAAACAGTTTTTATCAAAACATAGCAAATCACACAAAAAAACGAAAAAAGGAGGAGGAGGTTTCCTTAGCAAAAAAAATTATTGCAAAAAAATCATTAACATTGATAATGCTATAGCAAAATTACAGAGAAAAAAAGAAAAATATAATAAAAAATGTGAAAAATCTTCTCCAGAAATAATACACTTACCACCTTCTCCTGCTACACTATCTAAAACCAAGCAAATATTAACTGATAGATATAAAACCGTAACCTACTTATAACCTTACATATCATAAAGAGGGTTGTCCTAATAGTAGGCGTGCTTACTTTAATGTTTACGACATTTTGCAGTAAAAATTAAAAATGCTATACAATATATATAATGTATATTGTATACCCAATCATTAATACATACTTATTAAGTTCTCTAACTATACTTTTTGGGTATGTAATGGATTTTACTATTAGTAAAAATACTTTAAAAAAATATTGTAAAAATGAGTTAGATTTATATATAAGTGGAATTCAATCAAGCAACATAAATTTACTAATTATATCTCCCTTAAATTATATCTTAGTGTATAATTTACACTATATAGATTATAATAACAATATATCTGATATTCAATATGTGACTCTACTATCACTACTAGTAACACATAATTTTTTATATTTTATATTTCATTCCCTCGTACATAAACTACACTTTTTAAGGTTTATTCATAATTATCATCATCAATTTAGAACAAATTTACCTAGTATAAGTAATTCAGTTTCTATAATGGAATTTCAATCTATGTATGTATTACCGTTTTGTGTTGGTGCTTATTTATTTCATCCAAATATAATAACCTTTAATATTTCTATTCTGATTATATCTTTATTTAATATATTAATTCATTGCGATGAATTAACTACATTAAATTGGTTGATTATATTTGTTTCTCCACGACAACATGCTGAACATCACCTAACCTATGGAAATACCTATTCAGCACCTATTTTAAACTTTGATTTATGTTTTAGTAAAAAAATGAAACAAAGAAAAATGTATGAACTCTTTACCAAATATAATAGACCTATCACTGTATCCTAGTACTATAACACATTATTGCATATCCAACGTATAACCTTACATATCATAAAGAGGATTGTCAGTAATATCCATACCGCAATACGAAACGTGTTGTTTGTTGTAATCAATGGGCGTGTATACTTTAATTTTTACGGCATTTTCCAATAAAAATTTAAAATTCTCCCAGAATTCCGGTTTATGACCTATGGATTTAGTCATGGTGTGTGCTATTTCGTGTATAGCTACAAACGTCAATGTATTTAAGTCAATTAATTTGTTTTCTCCCTTTTTTTCTTCTAAGCAAAAGGCAATTTTCTCGCCCTTGTTTTCACTATAAGCCGTATAGGTACTGTTGGGTAGTGTTTCTACCACACGTTTGGGATTAAAATTTTTAACCAAACGTTTTACATTTTCTCGGTTTGGATACGTTTTTCCAACATATGCCACGAGTTTTTTCAATCGCATGGTTACTTCTGCCAAAAGATCCGCAGACTCATCCATATTTTTACGGTCTCGTACGCAGTATGTATTGGAATCTTTGTCTGAAACAATACATTTTAAATGAATATAATCAGATTCAGTATAAATACGATACGATATAAACAAAACAAATATAATTATAAGAATCATAAATATGTTTTGCATTTAGTATGTAGTAAGATATTATTTAACTACAGTGATCTAACGGCTTTCTTTCTAAATCTTGTTCAATCGTCGAACCGTTCCATGGTCCCACATTCGATTTGGGAATAGCAGGGTCCGCGCGCAATTGATAATTCGCGTTTCTTAAGGACGACGATACGGTATTAATGCCTACATGATGTCCTGCTTTTAAGAAATTCATACCCCCTAATTGTTTGCTAGGTTGACCTTCGGTTGCTCCACTAGGAAGTAACTCATTTGCCGATACGGGTTTATTGTTTGAAGAAGGTGCTACAGTTGCGCCCATATCAGGCATTTCATCTGAAGCGCCTCCTGGTTTAGAATTGGTGCTACCATTACCGTGTGACTGCATTCCCATAGTGGATTTGTTATTAGAATAACTAGTTAATGCCCATAGTAAAACTATCAATGCTAGGCATCCCATAACATGCGAACTTTCTAGTGATTTAAACATTTTGCCCATATTCATAGACTTCATATAGAAATATACGATATAAAAAATTTAAGAATCGATTAAATAATTTAATTCTTCTTCTTCACTATCTTCTTCCTCGTCTTCCTCCTCTTCAGATTCTTCTAAAGAATATTTATTTTTTATTTGTTTTGCTTTTAAAAACGCTTCTAGAGCTTCTTTACGTAACTCCCTTGCCTTTTGTTTTGCTTGTTTATACATTTCATAGTAAATTTCATCGGGTTTTTTCAGCGTTAATGTTTCTACATTTTGTAATCCAGAATCTTCTAAATCAATTTCTTCTAAACCATCGTTACTTAGTTTTTCTTCTAGATTGATTTTTATATTGGATTTATCTATTTCTGGAACATCTAAAGAATCTTCCTTCTCGGTTCCTTTATCATTTATGTTATCTTCTTTAGAGATGTTATCCTCCGTATCACTATTATCTAGTAATACATTTATTGGTTTTTCCTCCTTAGTGCTTGTAGTTATTAAACAAGAAGTAAATAGTTCATTGGTCGAAAATAACATGATTTGTTTAACATTTATATCAATTTGAAAACTTTTATGACTAAACCTTAATCCTTGTATTTCTATAATACTTATCATATCGCATTGTTCCGTTACATCTTCTTTATCTTTAGGACTTTGTCTTTCATCAAATATATTTAAAGTAGATACAATTCCTTTGGTTGATGGAATATGACATCTTACTAAAAAATTAGTACCTTTATATACTTTAATGGGTGGTGTGAAAAAAGACTGAATATCATCTAAACTTAGTTCTTCTTGATTTGCAAACCAAGATTGTCTTTTGTTATAGATAAGACCTTGTATAGATTCTTCTAAATGATTCATCCATTCTACAAAATTAGAATTATCATTTGTTAACAAAAGATCGATATATTCTTTTTTACCCGTTTTTACAATACCTTTGTTACACTTACACTTTGGTGTTTGGATGTATACTGGTTCATCTGTAGGACCAAACAAAATTTTAGAAAAATAGGAACCTCCTTGCAAGGAATGTGGATTACCTAAATGTAATTTATTAAAATCAAAATCTTTATCTGCATTTCTAATAGTATTTGTCATTAAAACACTATTAGATATTTATGTTTAAATACACACGCAATAATAATAGTAAAGTACAATATGACTAAAAGTTTTTTAAAATCGTGTGTTCACGAGTTGCAAAAGGATACGGTAAAAGAAGAGTTACGAAATATTATAAAACCACTTGTAGATATCGTTTTAAAAGATCTGTATCCTTATCTTTATTTATCTATTTCCTTTATTTTTATTTGTTTTATATTAATTTTAGGGATATTCTATCAATTGATGCGTATTAATAAACGGTTTGCTAGTTTAGAAAAATAATATCTCACACTATAGTATAATGAAAACTCGTAGCCATGCTAGAAGAACACACAGTTCTTATCGCAGACATCGCAGAAATTCCCATTGCCATAAAAAGGGGCGCGCTACTTGCAGAACTACCCCTGGTTGTAAATACACTTCCGGTAAACGTCAATATTGCAGAAAATCTAAGAATAGTCATGCCTCTACCTTTAGACACAAACAACGTGGTGGCATGGGTCATGAAACTAGTGGTAAAGAAACTATGCCTTACGGTGCTTCGTCATCCATTGCTACTGCGGCAAGTACGTTCTCTGGCAGCAAATCGCTAAAAGGTGGTAGACGCCACAGCCGACGCAAGCACCACAGCAAAAAGCACCACAGCAAAAGGCATCACAGCAAAAGGCACCACAGCCGACGCAAGCACCACAGCAAAAAGCACCACAGCCGACGCAAGCACCACAGCAAAAAGCATCACAGCCGACGCAAGCACCACAGCAA